GTGAGGAAAACAACCAGTTGCGGCAACAGCGCAGCGACCATTACAGCCGCCAGTCGGCGCTCGGCGTCTCTACCGGTGGCCGTGGCGGCGCGGTGTTCCTATGAGTGCGGACGGTTCGCTAACCGTGTTCTGGGGCGACGGCGATACCCGTTTCAAAATTGCGATCGGGGAATTCCGCGAGCTGCAAGAGAAGGTCAACGGCCGCCGCGGGGCAATGGGATTACCGGGTGTTGGTCCGCAGGAGTTTTCCACCGCGCTGCGCACCAACAATGCCTGGCCGGATGACGTACGGGACGTGCTGCGTGTCGGCATGGTCGGCGGTGGTATGACGCCAGCCGCGGCGCATCGCAAACTGGTGCTGTATTTCGATAACCGGCCGCCGGTCGAAAGCTATCAAACTGCGTTTGCCGTGTTCGCATCTGCGTTCGTCGGCGCGCCCGGCGATGAAATGCTAAAAAAAAAGACGACGACAACGGCTCAGACGACCCAATCGCCTTCTCCCGAATTTACGGCAACGGCGCCGTGATCGGGTTCACGCCGCAACAGATCGACGCCATGTCGTTCTGGCAGTTCGCCGCCTGCGTCGAGGGCTTCAATAAGGGCAACCATCCCACCGATCTGGCGCCGCCCACCAACGCCGAGTTCGACGAATTCACCGCGCGCTACGACAAGATGATCGCTTCCAAAATGGTGCACTGAATGGCAAACGATCTCGTCGTTAATCTAGGCGCGCGGCTCGATCAGTTTTCGCGCGACATGGATCAGGCCGGCGATATCGCCGACGGCGCCGTCAGCAAAATCGAAAAATCGTTCGCTGGCCTCAACCCTGGCATCAACCTGTCGGCGCTGGCCGGCGGCGGCGCGCTCGCCGCATTGACCGGGCTATTCGCGGCGCTGCAAAGTATCAACTCGGAATTGGCCGACCTCGCCAAGAATGCCGAGTATGCCGGCGTTTCGATACAGCGGTTTCAAGAGCTGCGGTTCGCCGCGACGCAAGGCGGCGTCAGCTCGGAGGCTGCCTCGGCCGATCTACGCAACGTCGCCAAGCTGCTGGCCGACGCCAAGGAAAACGAAAACTCCCTGACCAAGCTGCTCGATACCAACAACATCAAATATAAAGACCGCAACGGCGAGGTGATCAAACTCAACCAAATGCTGACGGTCGCCGGCGATCTGATCAAGCGGTTCGGATCGATGCCGGAAAAGGTTGAAGCAGCGCGGCTGCTCGGCCTGTCGGAAGCCTGGGTCAAAGCGTTAGCCCAGGGCGGTGATGCCTTCAACAAGGTGGCGGCCGGCGCGCAAGAGGCCGGCGCTGTGATCGATAGCCAAACTGTCGCCAAGGCGGCGGCGTTCGATGAGGCCTGGAAGAAATCCAGCGCGTTACTTTCCATGCAGTTCAAGGCGGTTACCTCCGACATTGCCGTCTGGCTCAGTGACCTGATCGACAAGGCCGTCGATTTCGTGGCCGCGCTCGCCAAGTCGCAAGGCGCGGCGGGCGGCGGCGGCCAGGAAAAGTTCAACGCCACCGCCGACGCACTGGCCGTAGCAGCCAAGGAAGCTGCGGGCCTGACGCAGGACGTCGACCAGCTCGCCCGCGTGATCGACAACATGGTCGCGAAAGGTGGCGACCCCGATATCATCCGCGGGTTACGCGCGGCGCGGGAGGAGGCGCAGTCGCTGGCAACCTGGCTCAACCAGGTTCATGAGATGGAGGCGAAAAAAGGCTTCCCCGGCGGCGTGATCCCGCTGCCAGGCGCACGACCAGCCGGCGCCAATGCGCCACCGGCCGACCCCGCGAAACTAACGAGCCGCGCCAAGGGCGGCGGCGATACCGCGGTCGATGCCTATGATCGTGAAACCAAATCGTTGAACAAGAAAATAGAGGTGATGGAGGCCGAGACTGCTGCGGCAGGCACGTCGATCGAAAACCGCGCGGCGATGGTCGAGCAGGCGCGGCTCTATACCGCCGCGGAAGACGCTGGCATCGTCATCACCGAGGAATATGCGCGCGAGATCGAAGCGCTGGCTGGAAAATTCGGATTGGTGACGCAGAAAGCCGCCGAGGCGCAAGCGAAGGTCGCTGCGATCAACCAGGCCTATCAAACCGTCGGCTCGGCGGTCTCGACGGCGTTTTCCGACGCGATCGTCGAGGGCAAGAAACTCGACGAAGTGCTTAATAGCCTGGTCAAGACGCTTCTGAAAGCTTCGATCAACACCACCATCGGAGCCATATTCAAAGGGATCACGCCGGGCGGCAGTTTCGGGTTTGCTGGCGGCACCAATTATGCGCCGGGTGGTATGGCTGTCGTCGGCGAGCAAGGTCCTGAATTGGTCAACCTGCCGCGCGGCAGCCAGGTGATCCCCAATGACGCCATGGGTAAGATGGGCGGGGGCGGTGGCGCCATCGTCTACTCGCCGGCGATCGACGCGCGCGGCGCATCGGTCGAGGCGGTGGCGCGGCTGGCGCAGATCATGGAGCAGGACCGCGCAGAGTTCGCCTCGCGCACGGTGGCGACCATCCAGCAAGCGCGGCGCGCGCGGGTGCCTGGCGTATGAGGGGGAAAATCGGCCTGCAATGCGTCGCGTGCAAGGCGATCCGCTACATCACGCAAACGCAAGCCGCCAAGGGCCAGCCGTTTTGCCCGCGCTGCGGCAACATCGAACGGCCGATCAAGACGGTTAAACCGAAATGAGCATTACATATCCGATCAATTTATTGCCTGGCTTCCCCGGCTGGACGACGGGATTTTCGCTGCGCTGGCGTCAAGAGCAATCGACGCTGGCGAGCGGCCGCATCCTGGTCAAAGACATGGGCAGCCCTTTATGGACGCTGCGCGCGACCACGAAAACACTTTCCCCCAACAACCTCGATCTGTGGCGCGCCAAGATGGCCAGCCTGGAAAACGGCCTGCAGACGTTCCTCGGCTATTCAATGAGCCGCTGTTACCCGATCAAATATCCGCTCGGCGCCTGGCCGACCGGCAGCGCGTTCACCGGCCTGACTGCAAACCTGGCCTCGATCAACGCCAACCGCAAAGCGGTGACGCTGTCGGCATTGCCGGCGGCGTTCGTGCTATCGGCCGGCGATTATATCTCGATCACGATCGGCACCCGCAAAGACCTGCACCAGGTGATGGAGACGGTCACCGCCAACGGTTCGGGCGTTACGCCGGAATTCGAAATCCGCCCCAGCCTATGGCCTGACATGACCATCACCAAGGCGGTCGCGGTGAAACAGCCGAGCTGCCTGATGGCTGTTGTGCCGGGCTCGGTATCGTCGGACGCCAGCAGCAGCGGATGGGGCTCGGTAACGTTCCAGGCGATCGAGGCGCGGCTATGAGGGATATCAGCGCGGCCAACCTGACGGCGCTGCAGGACCGTATCTTGATGCCGCGCGATTTCATCTGGTTTGTGGTCCGTGACCGCACGACCGGCGCCGCGGTGACCGATGGTTACTGGTCCGATATTGGTTTGATCAACGCGCAATACGTCGATCCTGATACGGGCGGCACTGGTTTAAGGACTTGGACGGGCGCCGGTTCGCTGATCCAGATTTCAGACATTCCGCTGGTGTCGTCGCTGACGGTGCAGAACATCACCGTGACGCTTTCGCAAGTCGCCGATCGCGTGAACAATTTGGTCCGCGGTTACGACTGCAAGCAAGGTCGCGTCGAAATTTATAGGGGTTTGTTCAACCCGCTGACGCGGACCATGGTGGCGCCGGCGGTGCCAAGATTTGTCGGCACCATCGATGAGGCTCCGATCAAGACGCCGGCGGAAGGTGAGGACGGCGACGTGTCGCTGACCTGCACCAGCAATACGGTGGAGCTGACGCGCAGCAATCCAGAGACCCGTTCCGACGCCAGCCAGCGGCTACGCAATGCCGGCGATGCGTTCTTTACCGACGCTGCCACGGTCGGCGGCTGGCAACAGTTCTGGGGCCAGGAAGGCGGGCCGGTTCGATCAGCCGAGGCGTGGTTTTTAGCCTCGCTGGCGTGGTCTAAGATGCAAAATAAATGATCCGCCACGCCGAGCCGGCCGATAAGGTGGCGGTGATCAACCTGTTGCGGGCCTCGCACACCGCGGCCGGGTTCGATACGCCCGGCGGGTTCACCTTTGCGTTCGATCCGGCCTATGCCGAGCGGCTGTTTCTAACCCACCTGATGCCGCACCACGTTTGCCTGCTGCTCGACGTCGAGGGCACTGCCGGCGGTGTGCTAATGGCGTCTTATGCCGAACACCCGTTTGGTGCAGTGCGGATCGCGCGTGAAACCGTGTGGTTTATCGATTT